CTTCTGGCGAGTGCCCGTTCTGCGGCAGCCCGCTCGTTGCCGACTGGCGTGTACGTGTCCCGGCCGCCGACCTTGCGCCGGATCAGCCACTGGCAGCCGCACTCATCCCATTCGGGGCGCTTGTGCCGGCATCTCTTGACGATGGAGGCGATAGATGACCCGGGGTAGACAGGGGGCAGACGTGGCCGAGAACCCTCTCACCATGCGGGATCTCGCGCAACCACTAGAAGAGCTGGGTCTGTCCGTTTCGGCCGGATCCGCCTTCGCTGACGCCTATCTCACCAACATCACCCGGGGGCAGACGGGGGTAGACGCCCGGCACTCTGCGCCCAACCGGCTCGGCCAGACGGTCAACGACCTCTACCTCCAGCGCGAGGCGATCTGGTGCGATCGGTGGGCGCAGTGGCTCGCGGGGCGGCGGTCGTGACGCCCGAGCAGCGCGCCCGGTACGAGGCGTTCCCGCGGCCGGAGACGCCCGGCCCGTGGAAGTGGTCACTGCTTACCGAGTACGCAGGGACGCTGACTACCAAGACGCTGCGGTCGATGACAGCTACCTACCCCCGGTATCCAGGCGTTCCGGTGGGGGTTCTCAGGATGACCGCGCGCCACGCCCCCGGTGCTAACGCCCCGTACATCCGCGACGACGACGCCGCCTTCATCGCCGCCGCCCCCGAGATGCGCGAGGCGATCGACGTGCTGCTGGCCGAGGTGGCGCGGCTCGCGGGGAGGTCCGGGCGATGAGCATGGCGATGCCGTTCAACAACTACCGATACCCCGGTGCCGTCGATGCATGCCGTGACGGTCGCCACGTCGAGCACTTCGTAACCCACAACGATCCCGGTCCCCAACTCGGGCGGTGTGGTGAGTGCGGCGTGGAGTTGTGCCATTCGTTCCTGCCGGCCTGGCCCGGGGAGACGTGGGAAGGGGTGCTCTGCACCCTCCCGCACGGGCACTCGGGAAACCACCAGAACCGCCACGTTGGGCAGTGGTGGGCGCGATGAGCGCCCTGACCCCGTACCGGCAGTCGCAGATCGACTACGCGCGCCGCGAGCTGCACTACGCGCTGAGGCGGCTGGACATCGCGGAGGACCAGGACGCGCGGGAACAGGCCGTCCGTCTGATGCAGGTCGCCGCGTGCGCCCGCCGGCTGGCCGAGTTGGCGGAGCGGTACGACGTCTACCTGCAGGGGAAGTACCGATGAGAGGGACGACGATCATCGACGGCGAGGTCGTCGCCCATTGCCATCCCGAGTACCACGGCTACCCGGTCGGCTCCACGGCATACGAGCTTCACACCGGGCGATGGATGTCCGATCAGACGCTGAACTTCTGGATGCGCTGGCTCCGGGCCATCCGCGAGGGGGTCATCTGATGAGAGGCGTCCCGATCATCCTGCCTGCGGACGTCCGCCGGGCGCGCGGCATCCCCGACGAGCCTCTCGAGGTGGTGTCGGTGTGGGCGGTGGGCGACGGGCTGCGAGATCTGATGGTCGCGGTGATCGGGTCGTTGGACGGGCGCAAGTGGCGCGTGCCCAGGGTGCGCGTCGAGGACGCCCAGGCATGGCTAGACGCGGCGCAGGGGCGGCGGGCGTGAGCCTCGCCATCGGCCTCGACGTCTCCGAGCTGCGGATGGGATGGGCGGTCGTGGACTACGACACCCAGGCGCCGCTGGCGCTCGGCGTGGAGAACCTGCGCGAGAAGGACGGCGGGTACCCGGAGGATCAGGTGCTCCATGCGATGCGCGCGATCTACACGCGGCTCACTCACGCGTACTCCGAGTGGCGCGACGAGGCCGTCTACGTCGTGGGCATCGAGGACGTGTACCGGGGGCCGTCGATCAAGGGGACGATCCGGCAAGCGGGGATCGTGGGCATGGCGACGATGGCCGCGCGCGTGGTGTTCGGTTCGTCGGTCGTCTACTGGCCGATTCCCAACGGGACGTGGCTGAAGCCACTCGGGCTCGACAAGACGAGCCAGGTCAAGAGCGCCGTCGTCAAGGCTGAGACTCTCGGATGGGCGACGGCCGTCCTCTACAACGCGGGCCATCAGCTTGATGAGGGGCTGGAGCAGGACGCCGCCGACGCGCTCGGGATCGCCACGGCCTGCGCGATGTTGACCGTCAAGAAGGACGCCGCATGACCTCCACCCAACTCCCCCTCGGAGTGGACCCGGCCGTCCACGAGCGCGCGTTGGCGCTGGTCGCCGAGCTCACCGAGCAGGTCGCCGACGAGATCGCGGCCGGCGAGAGGCAGGCGGCGATCGTCTTGGAGCTGTGGCGTCTCGTGGAGCAGGTCTGCCCGGAGTGCCGGGCGATCATCTCCGAGGCTATGCGGGGGGAGGTGGCGTGAGGTACCGGACGATCGTCGCGGATCCGCCGTGGGCGTACAAAGAAGGGTGGCCGTCGAGTCCTGCCCGCATCCCCGCAGGCGCGATCTTCGACGGGCGGCGCATGCCGATGAAGTTCCCGAGCATGACCGTCGCTGAGATTTCCGCTCTCCCCGTGGAGGATCTCGCGGAGCGCGATGCCCACCTCTACCTCTGGACGACCAACCGCTACCTGCGGGATGCATTTGGCGTGATGGAGGCGTGGGGATTCCGCTATTCGCAGACCCTCATCTGGGCTAAGACGCCGATGGGCAAGGGGCCAGGCGGGGCGTTTGCCCAGAACGCCGAGTTCGTCTTGTTCGGTCGCCGTGGCTCGCTTCCGCACATCGTCAAGCAGGACACGGTCTGGTGGAACTGGAAGCGCACGACGGTCCATAGCCGCAAGCCCGAGGGCTTCCTCGACATGGTCGAGCAGGTCAGCCCCGGGCCGCGGCTGGAGATGTTCGCCCGGCGCAACCGCCTTGGCTGGGACACCTGGGGCAACGAGGCCCTCCAGCACGTCGAGATGGGCGGGGCCGCGTGACCGACCTCGGCACATGGCGGGCGACCGCGCACGACGCCCGGGGATCCGAGGGGCGGTTGAGGGCCGTGTCTGGTGATACCATCCGCATTGATTCCGCAACAGACACGGAGCGAACCTGACGATGGAATACGGGCGCTTGAGCGGCAAGCTGCACAGCGACGAGGACTGGCTCTCGATGGATGATCGCGGCCGCGCTCTCGTCGTCTCTCTCTGGTCCTGGGCGATCGACCACGAGAAGGAGGACGGCATCATCGGCGCGAGCGTCGTCCACGCGATCAGCGCCAGCCTCGGGCACGACGGCCAGGGCTCGCACATAAGCGGCGTGGCCGGAGTCATCGACGAGGTAGTTGCCTGGGGCTTCCTCGACGACTCACCCGAAGGCGCTTACCGGATCACCCGCTGGGAGGCTCAGTCTGAGTTGATCCGGTCGGCACGTCAGCGCCGCGAGAAGGAGCGGGAGCGGTACCTCCGGAGAAAGGAGGGGCGCGGCTGATGGCCTACATCCAGATTGACGACGGCATGGCCGAGCACGAGAAGATCGAGGCGCTGTCGGATAAGGACTTCCGCGCCCACTTCCGGGCCATGTGCTGGGCGGCGCGACGGTCAACCGACGGCCACATCCCGGCTCACATGCTAGGGAATCTGCGCATGAACGCGGCGCAGGCGGGCCGTCTCGTCAGTGGCGGCGTGTGGGAACTCAACGGCGACGGTTGGGTAATCCACGACTGGCTCGAGTTCAACCCGCCGCGGGATCCGGTCGAACGCGAGCGGTGGATGGCGGCACGTCGTCAGCGGCGTAGGCGCAGCGTTCAGGCGTGACGGAAAGCGTGACAACTGGCGTGACGGTAACCGTGACAGGAGCGTGACGGTATGCGTGACATGAATCGTGACAGGACCGTGACGTGACCGTGACCTCGCGCGCCTGGGGGCGCCCGCGGCCGCGCGCGTCCCGCGCGCCTGGGGGCGCCCGCGTGCCCCAGCCCCCACCCCCTAAGAACAACAGCTTCTCTCCCGCTGTTCCGTCCGCCTCTCACTTCCGGGTGAGCGCATGACGACCGAACAGCGGGGAGATGGTCTCTCCTTCGATCAGGTCGTCGCGGCTTCCGTGATCCGTCTGCGCCGGCTGTGGCCCAGGCAGCTCGACGGACCGGACATCATCTCCGAGTACCGGCGGGTGCTGACCGAGGCGCCCGACGCTCCGACACTCACGGCCGTCGTGGACAGGGTGATCGACGAGACGAGTGACGGCTACCTGCCGCGACCAGGAGCATTCGTAAAGGTCATCGCCGAGGCGACCGCTCGTGGCCGGCGGGAGAAGCTGCCGTCGAAGATCCACAGTCGCTCGATCGACGAGGCGGCGCTGATCGATGCTCTGGCCTACCTGGAGTCCGTGAAGGGGACGGACGACGAGGACTTCGCGGAGGGCCTCATCATGTCGATCCGCAAGCGGCTTCCCGATCGCGGGGCGACGGTCGAGGCACGCGGCGGAGTGAAGTTCGTGAGGGCCGATCCCTACCGCTACGACCCTCCCGGCACGGTGAGATTCGCCGTGAGGCAGCCGGACACGTCGGACGGCTACGAGTTCCCTCGAGGACCGCTGAACGGAGGCTCACGGTGAGCAGACGCAGGCAATGGACGGTGGCTCTCGTCATCGTGCTCGCGCTACCCGCCGTGGCGCTTGCGCCGGACGCGCCCGCCAAGCCGGCGCCGTGGTGCGAGGGCTCCGGGGAGAACTACTGCAACCCGTCCCGGGAGCCGCGACTCGATCCCGTGCCGCCGGATGCGTTGCCGATCGCCGTCCGTCTGCGCGTGCAGCTCGGCAGGGAGCGCGCTGCCCACCGGGGCGAGGTGCGCCGGCTGAGAGCGCAGATCGTCCTGCTGGAGAGCCGTCCGTGACCCGTGGTGCCAACCAGACGGTTGCAACCCGTGGTGTCTGCGGAAAGTGCGGAGAGGTCCACGAACGCTGCTCGGGCCACAACGTCTCCGGCCTTCCCTGCCGCCGTTACCCGACCGCCGGCGCCAACGTCTGCATGAAGCACGGAGCCGCTGCTCCCCAGGTGAAGGCAGCCGCCCGCCGCCGCCTCGCCGAGTCCAAGGTGCGCAAGGCGCTAGACGAGGTGGAGATCCGGGAGGTCGACAACCCGCTCGCCGAGCTTCGCAAGCTGACCGGGGAGGTGGTGGCGTGGAAGGACGTCCTCGCATCCCACGTCGCCAACCTCACCGAGCAGATGCGCTACACCGACGACAAGGGCGCAGAGCAGCTCAGAGCCGAGGTCGCCCTGTACGAGCGAGCCCTCGACCGGGCCGGGAAGTTCCTCGAGATGTGGGCGCGACTCGGAATCGACGCGATGCTCGCCGAGATGACGGTGCGCGTCACCGAGGGCCAGGTCGCCGCGCTCACCAGGGGGCTCGACGCCTACCGCACGGCGGCCGGCGTCGGTGAGTACGAGCACCAGGCAGGGCTGGCCGCGCTGGCGAAGGAGATGAGGCGATGAACGCACCGGCGATCATCGGGGGGATCGGGTTCGGCGCCGTCCTCTACATCACGACGCACTACTGGCCCGCCCGCAAGGGATGGCTGGTATGGCTCACCGGCCTGGCCGTCCTGATCGCATCGTCTGGGGCGATCAGGTGGATCGTCGGGCTCTACGGCGAGATGAGCTGGACCTACTCGCTGATCGGCCTCGGGCTGGCGTTCGCCGTCGGCATCGTGGACTCGGCGCTGCGCCGCCGTGGTGTCGTCGAGGCGTCGTTCACCGGCACCCCCCCGGATATTCGCCACCTGCGCGTCTCGGGGCGCATCTACGCTGCAATCTGGCCCCGCAGGATGGGCGGACGCACTTCGCTTGTGCGCGTCGATGGCGACTGTGACCGGCGCTGGTCAGGGGTTCGGATCGGACGCCTCGTCGTCGCGGTGCGCATCCCGTGACCACGGCCCTCGACCCGGCCATCGCCGCCTTCGTTGACCGCATCGACCCGAGGCCCACCGGGCACCTGATCGACCCGGTGGGATGGATGCGCGAGCGCCTGAGAGGTTTCTGGTGGTCGAAGCAGATCGAGATCGCCGAGTCAGTCCGCGACCACCCGCGCACTGCCGTCCACTCGGCCCACGACCTCGGCAAGTCGAAGATCGGTGCCGACATCGCGTGCTGGTGGGTGGACTCGCACCCGGTCGGCGATGCGCTCGTCGTCTGGACGGCCCCGACCTACGATCAGGTTCACGGCATCCTCGGCGAGGAGATCCGCAAGGACCACCGCACCGCGGGGCTTCAGGGCAAGGTGACGCTCTCCGACTTCTGGACGATCGGGGACGTGCTGGTCGGCCAGGGGCGCAAGCCGTCCGACCACAACCCGCACGGCTTCCAGGGCCGCCACAAGCGCTGGGTGCTGGCGATCATCGACGAGGCGTGCGGGGTCGCCGCGCAGATGTGGAACGCGGTCGAGGCGATCACGACCAACCAGGACTGCCGCATCCTCGCCATCGGCAACCCCGACGACCCGAACACCGAGTTTGAGAAGGTCTGCCGGCCAGGCTCCGGGTGGAACGTGATCCACCTCGACGGCCTGGAGTCGCCGAACCTCACGGGCGAGCCGGTCCCCGAGTGGCTGTCGCCGCTGCTGCTCGATCCGGCGTGGGTGGAGGACAAGAAGCGCCGATGGGGCGAGGACTCGCCGATCTACCGCTCGAAGGCCCGCGGCCTGTTCTCCGAGGATGCGAAGGCGACGGTCGTTCCCGCCTCGTGGGTGGCCCGCTGTCGCATCGGGCGCGACTACCACAACCGCGACCTGGAGACGCGCGGGCAGGGAGTGGAGCTCGGCGTTGACGTGGGTGCCGGCGGCGACGAGACGGTGATCGCCGCCAAGCTCGGGCCGCTCGTGAAGATCGTCCTGCGTGACCGCAACCCGGACACGATGAGGACGACCGGGCTCGTGGTCAACGCGATCCGCGACCTCCGGCCGTGGCGGGTGAAGCTCGACGTCATCGGCATCGGCAAGGGCGTTGTCGACCGGCTGAACGAGATGAAGGCGGACGGCCACCCGGACCTGCAGGACGTGACGATCGTCGGCGTGAACGTCGGCGAGCGGTCATCGCACCCCGAGCGGTTCGTCAACCTGCGCTCGCAGATCTGGTGGGACGTGGCCCGCGAGCTGTCCGAGCACGGCGGCTGGGATCTCTCGGAGATCGACGACGACACCGCCGCCGAGCTGGTCGCCCCCGCCTACACCTTCGACTCATCCGGCCGGATCCGCGTCGAGCCGAAGGACCTGACCCGCGAGAAGCTCGGCCACTCGCCCGACTCGGCTGATGCCGTGAACCTCGCCGCCTACTCGCCCGCCTCGGGGGAGACGGCCAGCCTGTCCACCCTCCCGCCCTCGCAGGGGACGGTCGTCCGGCGCGGCGACCTCGTCCTTCGGGGCCGTCAATACATCGACCGGGAGTGAACGGCATGGCTCTTACCCGCACAGAGCAGATCACGACCCTGCTGCGCTCCCTGTACGACTACCTTCCCGATCCGAAGACGGCGAGCTACGGCGATCTCCCCGGACCGGCCCCGACCGCCAAGGCTCCGTGCAAGCCGTGCGGGGGAGTCGGCTCCTTCGGCAAGGTCAAGCGCCCCTGCGCGGCCTGCGAGGGGACCGGCGAGGTGATGGTTGACGCCTACACCGGGGAGCCGGTCGGCACCGAGGGGCAGAAGGTCAAGGCCGCGTCATCACAGCGCATCGACGCCGAACTGGCGAAGCTGGCGAGCAACGAGGAGATCCGCCGGGGCCGCACGCTCGACGACCCGTTCGCCTGGGAGGCACGCCGCATCCGCTACCGCCAGGCGGGCAGCTACGCGTCCATCGAGCGGGCCCTCGACTCGCTGCGTGCCAACGAGCCCGACCTCTGCTCGGTGGTCATGGCGACGACCGTCTACGGATGGGCGTCCGTGACCGACGCGAACCGTCCGATGCTCGAGCGCGCCCTCGAGTTCATCGCGCGCCGGATGCCCCAGGAAGTCCGCGTGCCCAAGTGGGTGACCGACCCCCCCCCGAAGGTGGAGCGCGAGTGGCCGGCGGGAGGAGGGTCCAAGCGCAACCACTCCCCGGCCAAGGACCGTAACGCCACGATCATCGACCTGTCGCGCCAGGGGAAGAAGGGCCGGGAGATCGCGGAGTACGTCGGCTGCTCGGCGGCCACCGTCTCTCGCGTGCTGCGGTCCGTGGACCTCGCGGGCACGGCCGCCTAGGATGGACGGCATGAAGACGTGCCAGCGCATCGACGATGACATCTGCGGCCACGCGATCTACGCGGGCGACCAGCGGTGCCCGACCTGTGGGCGCCGCCTAACGATGCTCGAGTCATCGCGGAACCTCTCATCGGCTGCGCGCCTCCTCGGGCGGGTCTTCGAGCGCAACGCTAGGGAGCTGCCCAGGAAGATCGCTCAGATCGGACGCCTAGGATGAGCGCGATGGACGTCCTGATCTTGGTCGTCGTACTGATTGTCGACATGGTCTTCGTCGGCGCGCTGATCGTCGACATACTCGAAGCTCGACGCCGCCCGGACCCTGACGATCCCGACCTCGTTTGGGTACCAGGGGTGCGTGACGGCCCTCCATAGGCCGCTTGACACGCCCACGGGTCGTCGGCATGATCCCCAGAAGTTGCATTACTCGGGGAGACGGACCGACCCCGAACGTAGCCCCTGAGCCCTCCGGCCCGGGGGCCGTCGTCGTTCTAGGGGGCGGTGACGCATGGCGACAGCCCTCGACATGGTCCGCTCCTCCAACGGCCAGCCACCCTCCGCCGACGGCGACGCGCAGCGGTTCCTCGACGAGTGCGCGGACATGGGCGCCGACCGCGTTGACGCCTTCACGCTCTATCGCGAGTTCTACGAGGGCGACCACGGCGTCGAGCTGACCGACAGGGCCAGGGAGTACCTGGAGCGCAAGGGCGTGCGCTGGTCGGAGAACTTCTGCGAGCCGATGGTGGACATGGTCGGCGAGCGGCTGACCGTCACCGGCTTCGACCCGCAGATCGGTGACGAGGAGGGCGGCGACGACGCGCAGGCGCTGGCCGAATGGCTGAAGCGATCCTTCTGGCGCGCCAACCGGCTCGACGAGACGGCGGGCGTCGTCCACTCGATCGCCCTCAGCCGCGGCGAGTCCTTCGGCATCGTCGGCTACGACAACGCCAAGCGCCGGCCGACCTTCTCTTTCAACGCCCCCGAGCGGATGAAGGCGTGCTACTGCGACGACGACCCCGAGCGCATGGAGTACGCGGTCAAGACGTGGGACACCGACGAGGCCGGGCCGTCCAACCCTGACGGACGCCGCGTCTGCCGGATGAACCTCTACTACCCGGACCGCATCGAGCGGTACTACAAGCTGCACTCCTCGCACGGCCGCGGCGGCTGGGCTCAGTGGATGGACGCGCCGGACTCCGCGACTGGCGAGGCAGCAGCCTGGCCGACGCCCTGGGTTGACGCGGCCGGCGGTCCTCTCGGCATCCCGGTCGTCCACTTCCGCAACAGGGCGCAGGGCCGTCCCAACGGGCGCTCGGAACTGGTCGGCGTCGTCCCGCAAAACATGCTGCTGAACAAGCAGGTTCTCGACCTCGCCATGGTCATCGACAACCAGGGCTGGCCGCAGCGGTGGGCCACGGGCGTCGATCCCGCATCGGCCACCTTCAAGACGGCCCCCGGCGAGATGTGGGTGACGAACGCCAAGGACGCCAGCTTCGGCCAGTTTGACACGGCCGACCTCGACCCGATGCTGAAGGCGATCGACGCCACGCTCGGGCGCATGGCCCGCCGCTCGGGGATGCCGCTGCACATGCTGATGGGCGGCGACGCCCCCTCAGGCGAGGCGATGAAGACCGCCGAGGCCCGGCTCGTGAAGCGTTGCGAGGACCGCAGCGTGTCCTTCGGCAACCGCTGGGAGGACGCTGCCCTCATGGCGGTCCGCCTCGCCGCCCTCGCAGGCGATCTCCCCGTGCAGGTTGACCTCGATCAGGTCACGCTCGACGCGCTCTGGGACTCCCCCGAGTCGCGCGACGACAAGGCCGAGGCAGAGACGGCCGTGCTGTACGAGGCCCTCGGCGTCTCCAAGCGCACCCTGCTCATGCGCCTCGGCTTCGACCCTGACCAGGAGGAGGAGCGTCGCGGCGAGGAGTCGGACGCCGCGAGCCTCGCCGCCGCCAAGTTCTTCGACTCGGGCGGGGACACGACGGAGCCGGTGACGCCGCAGCCCGCGCAGACGATGCCACCGGCCGGGGATGCCTGACCTAGTCCACCGCGTACGGCATTAGCTTCTTTCTGAGGGCTGCGGCGGCTTCACCGGCAGCAGCCGCGGAGTCGTAGAAACCAGCGTGGTATCCCTTCCCGTCCATCTGAACCCGGGCTCGCCACTTCGTCCGCTGCCTACACCACGAAACGCCGCGATATCCCGAGGTGTTGGTAGTGAACAGCGGCAGGTTCTGCCCGTTCTGACGATGGTCAACGACCCTCAGGTTGGCGGACCTGTTGTCGGTCTTGTCCCGGTTGATGTGATCGACCTCTAGCCCGTCTCCGCGCTCAAGGTCCATCACCACGCGGTGCATCAGTACTACGCGTCCCCCCAGTTTTCCCTCGACGTAGCCCGCCCTGGTGATGCGCCACGAGCAGGACGAGAGGTACGCATGATCCTGCCGGTCAACAATCGTCCAGCCGAGGCCCTCGCGCGCGCCATTCGTCAGCGGGATACGGTGCTCATGCATTCGGAAGTCTCCCTTCCTGGTGCCACGACCCCGGCGGCGCCAACCGCGCGGGGTCACCTTCCCCTTATTCTAACCGTTCTCTAGATGGCCAGCGACCTCTACCGCCTCGCCCGCGCTGCACGCGCCGAGGCCATGCGCATCGACACGGCGGCATCGGATCGCCTGATGGCGGCCTACGGGGACGTGTACCGCTCACTGTCCGGTGAACTCGACGCGCTGACCGCCCGGCTCGACGCGGCTCGACGGGCGGGCGAGCCGGTTACCCCGGCTCAGCTCTACCAGGAGGGCCGACTCCAGCGGCTGAGGGCGCAGGCGCTCGCCCAGCTTCAGACCGCCGAGGCCCGCGCCCTGCCTGTCGTTCGAGAGGCCATCGCCGCAGCCCACGCGCAGGCAGCAGCGTCCGGCTCCGCGATGGTCGAGGCGGTACGCCCTCCGGGGATTCCCACTCCCATCGCCACCGTCAATCTCGCCGACGCCGCCATCGCTCAGGCCGTCGCATTCACCTCTCCGGGCACGCCGCTCGCCAACCTGTTCGCCGCCATCGCCCCGGAGGGGGCCGCGGCAATCGAGCGGGCGATCGTGACCGGAGTCGCTTCGGGCGCGCACCCGCGCGTCGTCGCCCGCCAGATCGCCAAGGAGATCGGCGGCAACGCGGTCCGCGCCATGACGATCAGCCGCACGGAGATCATGCGGGCCCACCGCGGCGCGGCGATCGAGACGTACCAGCGCCATCCGGCCACGATCCGCGGCTGGGTGTGGGTGGCAGGGCTCGGGGCCCGTACCTGCGCCTCCTGCTGGGCACAGAACGGCACCGAGCACCCGCTCGACGAGGCGATGGCATCGCATCCGCGCTGCCGCTGTGTCGCCGCGCCGCTCACCGTGCCATGGAGCGACCTCGGCATCGACCTCCCGGAGCCTGACCCGATCCCCCTCGGCTCCGATCTCTTCGCCCGCCAGTCGCCCGAGTTGCAGCGCGCGGTACTCGGGGACGCGAAGGTGGACGCCTACCGCGCCGGTCACGTCCGCCTCGAGGACTTCGTCGCACGTCGAATCTCACCGACGTGGGGACCATCGACGAGCGCCGCCGGACTGCCGGAAGCGCTCGCGAACGCGGCGGCTCGCAAGGCGGCATAGCCGCACACGACGCGCGGTAGAGCAGTAGCAGCTCGTCGGCCTCATAAGCCGAAGGTCGCAGGTGCAAATCCTGCCCGCGCAATGCACGACCAGCACGACCACAGGGACGCGGCCAGGCGCCGCCTTCCCACACCCCGAACGAAAGGGACGGTCCAGGTGACCGAGTCCACGACGACCGCTGCCGAGACGGCGACGGACGACACCAGCACGACCACGAACAGCGGCACGCTCACGACCGCCGTCATCAACGCTCCCGGCACGTACACCGTCACCACGGGCGGCGGCGCCCCTCCTCCGGGCGGGGCAACCACGACGACGGCCGCGGGAGACGAGCACGACCCGGCCAGGGCGAAGGCCCTGATCGACAAGCTCCGTGGCGAGGAGAAGGCTGGAAAGGCCGCCGCCAAGGAGCGCGACGAGTTGAAGGCCCGCCTCGACGCCATCGAGGCCGAGAAGCTGTCCGATGGCGAGCGGGTCCAGAAGGAACGCGACGACGCGATCGCCAAGGCGCAGGCCGCCGAGACGACGCTGCGCGACCAGGCGATCCGGCTCGCGGTCTACGGCCAGCGCGACGCCCTCGGGCTCGCATCGGCCGACCTCGCCATCGCGGCTCTCGACCGATCGAAGGTCGAGTTCGACGCCGACGGCCAGCCGACGAACGTCACGGACCTGCTCACCGCGCTCATCGAGCGCGAGCCGATCCTGAAGGGCACGCCGACCAAGGTCGCCGTGCCCGCCACCGACGGCGGGGCGGGCGGGGGCGACAAGCCCCCCGATCTCACCGCCGACGAGCTTGAGGCCGCGGGCCTCACCGGAATGACCCCGGAGCGATTCGCAGCCATCAAGGCTGCGATGGGCGGCAAGCGATCCGTGTCCATCACGGACCTCGTCGCCGCGCTCTCAAAGAAGGGGTAGGACCGCTCCCTCGGGAGCCGCCACCCCCCCAAACAAGGAGAACCCAGCATGGCTGGCTTTACGTTCGCGTATCGCCTGTCGGGTGGCGCTCCCACCATCCAGAACCTCCTCTTCAAGGACACGGAGACCCTCACCAAGGGCGACCTCGTGAACCTGGAGACCGGAGAGGTGGACCTGCTCGCGACCGGCGACACGGCAGCCCTCGGCGTGGTCCTCGAGACCAAGGCCGGAACCGGCAGCACGACCTACATCGACGTGATCACCGACGCCGATGCCGTCTACGAGGTCACCGACGCCAACGCGCGCCTGAAGGGCGCGACGCTCGACGTCGCCGGAGCCACGGGCGCGATGACCGTCGCGACCAGCTCGAACAAGAACTTCGTGGTGCAGGAGCCGTCCTCGGCCACCCAGCCCACGCGCGTCCGATTCAACGTCGGCAAGCACGTCGACAACGTCGCCCTCTAGGAGGTGAGATAGATGCCTGTCACCAGCGGAAATTGGGCGGAGCTTCTCACCCCCCAGACCACGGAAGCCTTCGTCATGGGCTTCACGTCAGGAGGCCGACGCGGCTCCATGATCAACCAGCTCTACGCGATGCCGAACTCGGAGCGAGCCTTCGAGGAGCAGGTCGGCGCCGGGGTGCTCGGATCCAACTGGCCGCGCCTCAACGTGTCCGGCCGAGTCGTCTACGACGAGCCCGAGAAGGGATTCGTCAAGCGGTGGACTCACGAGGAGTACGCCAAGGGCTTCATCGTCCAGCGCAAGATGGTCGATGACAACCTCTTCCCCGAGATCATGTCGATGGCGACGAGCCTCGGCGACTCCGCCTTCCGGAACCGCGAGAAGAGCGCCGCGCAGACGTTCGCCAACGCCTTCTCGGCGGTCACCGAGCAGACCACGCTCGACGATTTCGGATTCCCGATCGGTGGGCCCGACGACGTCGCGCTCTGCTCGGCGGCGCACCCGTACAACTCGAAGGACACCGGTTCGACGCAGACCAACGAGGGCGTCCTGGCGCTGACCGCCGACAACATCGGCACCACGCGCCAGCTCCACATGGCGATCACGGACGACCGTGGCGACATCCTCAACGTGATGCCCGACCTGATCCTGGTTCCGCCGGAGCTGGAGGACACGGCGATCAAGGCCGGCATGTCGCAGCTCGACCCGGCGTCGGCCAACAACACCGTCAACCCCCAGGCCGGCCGCTTCCGCTACCTCGTCTGGCACTACCTCGAGGACGCGAACGCCTGGTTCATGATCGACTCTGAGCGGATGCGCCAGGACCTCATCTGGTACGAGCGCGTCCCGCTGGAGTTCGGTTCGGAGGGCGACTTCGAGACCTTCCAGGCCAAGTACCGCGCCTACATGCGGTACTCGCGCGGGTTCAGGGCGTGGCACTGGGTCTACGGCCAGAACCCGAGCTAGGGAGGGGTCATGACATTGACTCGCTTCCCTGACGGGATCGACGTCGGCTCAGAGGCAGGTGTCGCCGGGACGCTCGCGATCGGCGGTACGGCCGTCACGGCGACCGCCGCCGAGCTCAACATGGTCGACGGCCAGACGCTGAAGTTCCGTGCGGGCACGGTCGTCACCGTGGCTCCGTTCAGCGTGGGCACCGCGGTCACCGGGCTCTCGACGGTCAACGTCATCACGGCGAGCATCGAGGCGGCCGGGACCGGCCTGTCCAAGGTGGCCGTCGGGACGGCGAACGTCATCGGCGGAACGGTCGTCTTCGCGCTCTACGGCACCGCCTCGGCGGCTGCCACGACGGCCGGGACTATCCATTGGATCGCAGCGGGAAGTTAGGGCTTTCGCTTACGCGAGAAGTTCCCGACCCCGTACCGCTTGAACTCCTCATGCCGGTGGTGCGCGACATGCTCTCCGGGCGCCATCAGCATGAGGTTTTCAAGCCGGTTGTCATCCTTGATCTCGTTAATGTGGTGGACGTGCTCGTCGGCCTCCAGAAGCCGTCCTAGCGACTCCTCCACCACCAACCGATGCTCTAGCACGTACCCCCTCTTGTTCGCGGACGGGTGATCCTGGGCGTAGAGGTAGATGTAGCCCTTGTGAGTCACCCTGCCGCCCTTCCAGGCGTGCGCCTGGGAACCTCGGCGCTGCCCAGACGCCTTCTCGCTCATCAGCGCCCTGGTTTCTGGAGTGTGCCTTCGGCCCTTGAACGAGTTCTTCGCCGACTGCGCCTGGCGGATCCTCTCCTTGTGCTCGTCGGTCAGACGTATCTCGGCTCCGGAGTGGAACCAGCAAGTGTCCATTCCGACCATCGGGTGCTTGTTGCACGGCAATCCGGTCGTTTTCGACACGCCTGCGCAGCGCGCGTTCCGGCTGCCCGTATCCCCTTGAGGTGTCATATGCACAGTCTACTGGATCGAGGCCGGGCATGAGCGAGGCGGCCCGCGCCGAGCAGTACGAGAAGCTCTACCCGGGCGCAAGCTCGGATGAGTCTCAGCGGGCCGAGCGGATGGAGCGTCTGGCGTTCAAGGAGGAACGCCAGACGCTGCGCCGCACCGCCCGCCAGCGTGGCGTCGTAGTGCCCGCGCTGCCTTGGAAGGAGCGTGAGCGATGATCCGATGCGAGACCCTCGCCTTCACCGTCGGCACGTCGGTCGCCAACGCGGCCGGCACCTTCATCACCGGCCGTCC